TTTTTCGCTCGCTTCGCTCGCTCTTGTGGTGAGGGGTGATGCGGAGTGTGTGAAGATCCGATGTGGTGAGCGCTGAGGTGTTGCGCCATCACAGGTAAGAGAAGGTTGAAGGGTTGATCCCGACCCCGAAGGGGGAGGAGGGGACTCACAGCCGTAGCTGCAATCGCAGCTATCAAACAAGCCAAGTGAATAAACAAAACGAAATGGAGAACCAAATGAGACTTAACTACATTGACTATGCAGATCTACCTTTGTCTGTAATGTTTACCAAAGGTGATATCGAAACGATCCATGAGTTTCTCAAAGATAATTCAGGTGCAATTGAAAGCTGCAAGCGATCACATGCAATGACAGGGATTGCAAATTGCTTTGCTGAAATACATGCAAAACTAGAGGAGGTATAGCATGAAACACTTTACAATGGATGACTTTAACTTTGACGTTGAATCACAGCCTGTCTTCGATGCTGCCGGCATTGAGATAGCTGGGCATCAGAACATTGTGCGCTTGGATACTGGCGCATCAATGGGCTTGCACAAGTCACGCTACAAGATTGTGACGCATGATGACGTTGTTAATTCTGTGCTTGATGGTGTCAAAGCAGCCGATCTATCCGATGACTACGAAGTAAAGGTTGATGTCTTTGAGAATGGGCGCAAGCTTAGAGGAGAAATACTATTTAATAATCTTACTGTTGAGCCAGAGGTAGGTGACTACGTTAAGTATCGTGCGACATTCTCTAACAGTTACGATGCATCATGGCCCTTTGCTCAAGCAGCCAGTGGCTTGCGTCTCTGGTGCTTGAATGGCTGCACCACAGCAGATGCCATAGCATTCAGTAGATACAAGCACACTGCATCTATCAACGTCGATGGATCAGCAGCTAAGATCATCACTGGTCTTGAGCACTTCAAAGATCAGAAGGATGTGTGGCAATCTTGGATGAAGACCAAGGTTGAACACGATCAGGTTGAATCATTCCTTAAGAAGACTGTAGCGAAGGCATACACACGCCAGCAAACAGCAAGCAAGACCAATGAAAAGCAGCTAGAAAATCTTCTTGGTATTTGGAGTGATGAACGCAGTAATCTAGGCTCAAACAAGTGGGCCTTGTATAACTGCCTAACACATTGGGCAACACATACTGGCGAGCTTAGATCACCTCACACTGCACGTTACGAGCGTGAGGCTAAGATCGCTAGTGCAATGAAGACTAAGCAATGGGAGGAGATGGCTTGAGGCACGGAGAAGTTTACAAAAAGAACAGCGCTTGGTGGTACACTAAGCAAACAGAGGGCAGCCCATTGCGGCTGTCCACTAAGCACACAACTAAAGCCAAGGCTTTGGCAATAGCTGAAGATGAACTTAACAATGATCGGATTGATAACCTTCATGTGTGGAAGGGCAACGGATCATATGAATCTTGCATGGCAATATGCAAGCCAACCAAGGAGAACCAAAATGAAATATAAAATTGAAAAGAACGTTCCAATTTCTGAGCATGGAAAGACAGGCAAGTGGTCATCCATTGGAAAGAAAATGGAAATTGGAGATAGCGTTTTAGTAAACAATAGAAAAGAAGCAGTAAGCATTTCACTGGTTCTTAAAAGAGCAGGTTATAAAGCGGTAACTCGGAAAGTTAATAATGGTGTTCGAGTTTGGAAAGTGGAGAGGTAAGATGACTACACCTAGATTTACACGCCGTGACTTTGAGTTCATAGCAGATGAGGTTGCACCATTACTAGGATGGGCAACAGGTGTGCAGGAAATCGCACAGAAACTAAAGCAAACCAATCCAAAGTTTGACTATGATAAGTTTGTTGACCGAGCAACTAAGGCATGGGAGGCTAACTATCTTAACAGACAGGAGGCTATTGATGATGACATCCCCTACTAAAGAAGTCTGCCCTCACTGTAATGGCGAGGGCATCATTACCTTTGAGATAGCAAGGCCTCAAGGCTTTGATCGTGACATCGGTGTGATAGATGTAATGACAGAGCCATGCTCAAGATGTTCGGGTGATGGTGAGGTAGAGATTGACGATATAGATTTTTAACTGCATATTCGCAGCATGAAATCATACTTGGAATATCTTAAGCAAGAAGCAAAGGCACGAAACGTAAAGCTATTGAAAGCGTTTCGTGTCGCTGAAGTACCAACGTCAACTTACTATCGCACCATAGGGGAAGCAACCGAGCTTAGGTTTTCTACCGCAAGCAAGGTTCTTGAAGCTATTCATGAGCAAGAGCGAAGACAAATCGCAGCTGAGAATACCAAACAACTACGAGCAAATGATCCAAATGTTAGTAGCCGCAAGGCACGAGCAGGGTTTAAGTCAAGACAGACTCGCTCATAAAGTAGGCTGCACTGAATCTTTGATTCACAAATGGGAACAGCACAAAAGGGTTCCGTCTGGATTCTTTCTTATGTGTTGGTTGGATGCGTTAGGCTACGACATTGAAGTCAAAAAAAGGTAAGGAATTTATAAACTGTATTGCTTGCGAGACTAGAACTGAATTGTTCGTGGCAATGCTAAAAACAAATGGCAAAGGATCAATGGAGAAACATTGGTTTGTTTGTCTTCATTGCTATGAGGAGGACAAATGGCAAACCATAACAAGAGCAAAGGAACTTACCACGAAAAGTGGTTTGTCACGTGGCTCAACAAAATCAAAGCGCCGCTCGAAGCGAAGAGGGTTCCCCTCTCGGGGAGCTTGGGAGGAGAGTATTCAGGAGACATCCACCTCTACCTCAACGGAAAAAAATTGGTGGGAGAAGTAAAGTACAGAGATAAGTCAGGCTTCCCTAGTCCATTCACAGTATTAGAAGGCAGAGACATTGCCTTTTATAAACGGCGTAGAGGAACGCCGCAAACACTGGTCATCATGACTGGTGAAAACTTTCAACAGCTATTGGAGAACAGCTATGAATCACACGGAGACACAGAATAAAAACATCCAAGCATGGCTTGAGCAGGGCAACAGCATAACAGGCATGACTGCTTTGGAAAAGTTTGGTTGCTGGTCATTGCCTCGTCGCATCTGCGATCTTAAAGAAAAAGGCTTTGCAATTGATAGTCAGTTTATCAAGCTTGAAAATGGCAAGCGCATTAAAGAGTATTGGATGGCTCAATGAAAAAAGATTTAAAATCTATTGGTCGGTATGTAACCGGCGATGTTTGGTCTGCAAGCGTGACTCGTGGGTCACACGATGCATACAAAAAAGAATACCAAGCTAACGTTGGCTGGGTCGCTGACTCTCATCGCATTAATGCTGAGCGCATTTGCAATGGCGAGCGTGTTGGCGAGTGTTGGCTGCGCGGTAGGTTGAAGCAAGAGTTGTTGGACTTTGGTTTGCTAACTCGTTCTGACTTTGACAAGTATGGTGATATCCCCGAAGTCGATCTTCCTGTTGTTACCTACGAAGAAGAATCTTCTTGATCCAACTGCGTATATGCAGTATGTAAGTAGTTATAAACAAAACAATAATGGAGAACACAATGGAACGAAAGGGTTTCATCGGAGGAAGTGACTGCGTAAAAATTATGCAGGGCAATTGGTTAGAGCTTTGGCAAATCAAAACTGGTCGTGTTGAATCAGATGATCTGTCTCGCAACATTGCAGTGCAGCTTGGTAGCTGGACCGAAGACTTCAACCTTCAGTGGTTTGAGCAAGAGCATGATTGTGTGCTGTCTAATCATCAGCATGAATATGAAGATATGATTGGGCCAGTACCAGCCAAGGGTATGATCGATGCTAAGTGGGCAACACGTATTGTTGAAGCCAAGCATACCAATCCATACAAGAATATGGATGATGTAATTGAATACTACATGCCGCAAATACAAATGTACTGTCATCTAGCTGATGCTGATGGCGCTTACTTCTCAGTTATCTTTGGCAACAGCAGATGGGAATCAGCCTATGTCTCGTACAACAAAAGCTATTTCGATTCTATGTGGACGGTGGTGTCAGACTTCTGGGGTTACGTTGTACGCGATGAAGAGCCGGTTGGTGTGGATACGCCAGCAATCAGCATCGACAAAGTTGAGGTGGACAACATGGTCAAGCGTGACGCCAGCACAGACAACCAATTTATCGACGCATCGATTACCTATATCAACGGATACGAACACAACCGTGTCTTTGAGAACGCTAAGAAAGACCTCAAGCAAATGGTCGGTGATAACGAACGAGAAGTTTACTGCGACCACCTCACAATCAAACGAGACAAGCGGGGATCACTCCGCATAACAAGGAGAACCTAACAATGACTAATAACCTCGACGTATGGGACAGGCTGGCCTCTTCAGACCCCAAGTATCTGAAGAAGGTCAGCTTCGGTAGCCGTTCATTCACTGCGATTGACCCGCAGTACCAAGTTAAAAAGATGACAGAAGAGTTTGGTGCAGTAGGCGAAGGCTGGGGATGGCACAACACAACAGAGATTGTACCTGTAAGCAACGGAGACAGCGCTGTACTAGCGCATGTTACTGTCTGGCATGGCACACCCTCTAATTCATTTGGCCCCTTCACAGGGTGCCGTAAGTTCTTTGATGCAGCTAAGGGTCGTATGGCTGAAGATGCACCGAAGATGGCTATCACTGATGGCCTGACTAAAGCACTGTCACATATCGGATGCGATGCTGATATCTTCTTAGGTAAGATGGATGGCAACAAGTACGATCAAGATAGTGGAAGCAAGAGCAGCAACGGTAGCTGGTAAGCTACACAACAAAAGGAGCCAGAAGCATGGCAGATTACGATCCAACAAATAACGGCGCAGCATTCCCACCATTCGATGACATGAAGATGATCTTACAAGGCAAGATCAATGTCGAAGGACGCGATGGTAAGTACTGCGTTGTTCGCCGTGAATCCAAGAACGGCAAGGAGATCATGGAGATCTACGAAAAAGTAGGAGCTATGTTCCCCAATGACAACAGTAAAGAGTCAGCACCTAATTACACTGGAACCGTTTACAACACAGCGGATAAGCAAATGCCATACACCCAGCCAACATCAGACCGCAGGGTTGCAGCGTGGCGGCGCATGAAAGATGGCAAGCCTTATCTTTCCTTTGTGATTAGCGAGCCGCAAAAAAGAGATGACCCCTTGCAAGGCGATGACATTCCGTTCTAGAATAGGGATGTTCTCCAAGGGTACACCCTCCCAAGTACTGCCCTGTCAACTGCCCTGCTTATTTAATTATAGGCAGGGTTTTTTTTGGAGTAACGAATGACTGAATTAGAAAAGATGATGGCCGATGCAAGAGGTTGCAACGAGCGCATGAAGGAAACCAACGGTCTTTCAAGAAGAAAAAAGAAAGAGCCACCTTCTGAGAAAGAAGCTCATAAAGGTTATGGCAAAGGCTGGCGCAACAAACCGCTAACCGATGACGAACTATCCGACATAAAATATTTTAGAAATCGAGGCTGGTGTGTTACATCTATAGCTATGTTTCTCGGCCTCAGTAAAAGCACAGTGGAGAAATACAAATGATAAAAACAACATGGGTCGCAATCATGACCTTCTCATCGCCATACGAATGCGCTGATCTTATAGAAAAATATCCATACAATTTATACGGGCCAGTGCAGTGCGTCATTCAGTACGAAGAATCAAATACTGTGCGACCCAAGCGCAAGCCACCACAGGAGGATGAGTGATGACTAAGTGGACGCA